GATCCCGACACACACGATCAAACGCAGAAATCGTATGGCATGTGGTTTTGTCCCCCAGATGTAGGAACTATTGTTGCCTGTATCTTTATTGGCGGCGACACTCGTAAGGGTTATTGGTTTGGCTGTGTTCAAGACGAGGACATGAATTTTGAAGTTCCGGGATATGCTGCAACTAGCTATGTAGTTGATGATAGTAGACAGACTGATACAGAAAAAACTCGAGTTCCTGTTAGTGAATACAACAAAATTATACACCCCGAAGTACAGAGCGACAACACTAAAAAATTAAAACCTGAACATCCTATGGCTAAGGGTTTAGAAGACCAAGGACTGTTAAAAGACGACATTAGAGGCATCACTACATCCAGTGGCCGAAGAGAAGTACCGAGCGCAGTTTTTGGAATTTCCACACCTGGTCCTATCGATAAAGCAGGTAAACAAGGTAAAGTTGGAAAATTTGAACATAAGCACAGTGCATTTATAAGTCGCCTCGGAGGCAGTAGTTTTGTCATGGACGACGGTGACGACAAGTGGGAAAGAGAAACAACCCCATCAGATGGCCCACCTGTTTATAAGTCGGTAGAAGCCGGAGAAACAGGCTTACGAGATCGCCCACATAATGAATTAATTCGTCTACGTACAAGAACAGGCCATCAAATTTTAATGCACAACAGTGAAGATTTAATCTACATTGGCAATGCTCGTGGCACAGCATGGATTGAACTTACCAGTGATGGAAAAATTGAAATTTATGCAGAAGATAGTATTAGTTTTAGAACTAAACAAGACTTTAATTTTTATGCTGATCGTGATATTAATATAGAGGCAGGCCGTAATTTTAATACTAAAGTACACGGTGAAATGCATACCAATGTAATTAAAGACCAAGTATTAATTGTTGACAGAGATCAAAAGATACACATCAAGCGCAGAAAAGATGAAACCATTGACGAGCAATATCGTCAAACAGTAAATGATGATGTTAAGAAATACTATGCAACTGATTATACTCATAATATTGACGGTAGAATGGATTTAAAGGTAGCCAACGGGTTTAGCTTTAGTGGCGGTAACGGCGCCTCTGGAGCCGAGTTTGGCCCATTAGATGCGACTAGTCAAGATCCTGCAGATCCAGTGAGTAACGATACAGACGCATCAAGTCCAGTAGCAGATGTTAATGGAGCAACTCCTGATAGAATTGATATTAAGATTTATAAAGATATGCGTGTTGAGCATATTGGTGTTAATGTTGATCACACTATTAACGGATATTTAAAAACTAAAATTACGGGTAATGTTGACTTGCATACTGACGGTACTTATGAACATTACACTGCAGGTAACGTAGATATTAAAACTGCCGGACATTTGTTTCAGCAGTCAACAGGTGATTTTGAAGTTAAGGCAGGAGGCCATATTTACAATACCTCAGGCGGCACAAACGAAACCAATGCTGGAGGTAACATTGTAGAAACTGCTCCACAAATTCACATGAATGGTCCCGGAGCTGCTAGCGCAGGCGGAGCAAGCACAGCACAAATTGCAGTATTGCCAGAAGAAGCAAGGGTTAGTGCAAAAGCATCAATCCCATTAAATTTAAAAACTCATAAACTAGCAGATTTAAGTACACAAGATGCTTGGGAAAACTTAGAAGAAATTGATGCAATAATGCGTAGAATGCCAACCCCAGAACCGTACCCTCTACACGAGAATTTAGACCCGTTAAGATTTAAACCTGATAAACTTGACAGGGATCAAGATGGCCGCTATTCGGATTCAACCAGTGATATGAATGAACCTGCAGGGGCCTGGAGAACATATAGTACAACTACAGACACATTCTCTAAATCAGGTTAAATAACAATATGGCAACGTCTAGATTATACGATAAAATTGTTTTAAAAGGCAGTATACAACAACAAGCTGCCCAGGGCAGCAAAACTTATAAAGGGTTTAGTACAGTATCTACGGCCGCTGAAAGTTTTGCCCTATACGATTTACAGTTGATCAAACAAGATATCTTAAATCATTTTCATATTAGACCAGGTGAAAGATTAGAAAATCCTACATTTGGTACTATTATTTGGGACGTTATTTTTGAACCATTAACAGATGAAGTAATTGAAACTATAACCAAAGACGTTGAGACAATTATCAACTACGACACTAGAGTACGTGCAGATCAAGTTGTTATAACTGCTTATGAAACCGGTATACAAGTTGAATGTACATTGGTTTACCTACCATACAACATACAAGAAGCATTACAATTTAAATTCGACCAAGCTAACGGATTAATTTATAATTAACTGCCCACATAATAATATACGCTAAATACTCAATAATTGGGACAGCGTATGTCAACAACTGATAGACAAAATAGATTACTAGTAGCAGAAGATTGGAAGCGTATCTACCAAAGCTTCCGCAGTGCAGATTTCCAAAGTTACGACTTTGAGAACCTACGTAGGGTAATGGTTCAGTATATTCGAGAAAATTATCCTGAAGATTTTAACGACTACATTGAATCAAGCGAATACCTAGCATTAATTGACCTTATTGCATTTTTAGGGCAAAGTCTAGCATTTAGAATCGACATGAACGCTAGGGATAACTTCCTTGAGCTTGCAGAGCGTCGAGAGTCAGTATTGAGATTGGCCCAACTTTTAAGTTACAATCCTAAAAGAAACATTACAGCAAGCGGCCTATTGAAATTTGTCACAGTTGCTACAACACAGAACATATACGATAGTAACGTCCGTAATTTATCAGGACAGGTGGTATCTTGGAATGATCCTGCAAATCCTAATTGGTACGATCAATTTATCAAAGTTATTAACGCTGCCTTACCACAAGCTCGTCAATTTGGCAATCCTGACGACCGAGCAGAAATTTATGGAATTCCTACAGAACAATATCGCTTCCAGGCTAGCAATACCGATGTGCCCGTTTATGGATTTACTAAAGCAGTTGATGGTAGAAGTCTGTCTTTTGAAATTGTATCTACAGTCTTTAAAGATAAAACAGAAATTTATGAAGAACCTCCAGCAGTTGGTAACAGACTAGCATTCTTATATAGAAACGACGGCCGCGGCAACGGCAGTTCGAATACTGGATTTTTTATACATTTCCGTCAAGGAGTATTAAATCAAGGTACATTTACAATTGATCAACCTAGTACAAATGAAACAGTTGATATCGATGCAGTTAATATTAACAATGATGACGTATGGTTGTACAAACTAGACAGCAATGGTCTTGAGTCTGAATACTGGGCAAAGATATCTGCTCTAGAAGGCAATAATACAATCTATAATAGCCTACAAAAAAATATTAGAAACATTTATGCTGTAGTTACTAAAAACGACGATACTGTTAGTTTAAACTTTAGTGACGGAACTTTTGGAAATCTTCCAAGAGGTACTTTTAGAACTTACTATAGACAAAGTTCAGGCGTTAGCTACACTATAAATCCTAAAGATATTAGAAATGTAACAATTGAAATTCCTTACGTTTCTAATGCAAATCAATTTGAAACATTGTCAGTCACAGTTAGTCTTACAAATTCTGTTGCTAACGCATCAGCAACAGAATCTAGTTCAACTATTAAAGCTAATGCTCCTGCAACATACTATACACAAAATAGAATGATTACAGGAGAAGATTATAACATTGCTCCGTTAAGTGTTAATCAACAAGTTATTAAGGTAAAATCAGTTAATAGAAGTTCTAGTGGTATTAGTCGATATTTTGATCTTGTAGATCCTACAGGAAAATATTCTAAGACAAATTTATTTGCCGATGACGGTGCGTTATACAAAGAAGAATATGACGATAATTTTAGATTTAGCTACGTTACAAAAACTGACATTGAAGCAGTAATTTATAATCAGTTATCAGAAGTTTTAAAATCAAAACAACTTAGAGATTTTTATTATTCTAAATTTTTTAGGATTGCAACAACATCTTTAAATGTGTCATGGAATCAAAAAACAGTTGAAACAAATCAGTCAACTGGTTACATTGGCGACATCAACACATTAACACCTTATAAAACTGGGTCGTATACAAGTACACTGTTAAGATTTGCAACACCTGGAGCATTAGTGCAGTTTGAAGTGTCTGATCCTGCATTACAATATTTTGATAAAAGTAACAATAATAAAATAGTAACTGTATCTCCAGGAACTGCTTTTCCTTTTAATTCTACTACTACTTTATGGTGTAAAATTGTAACAGTAGCAGGCGATGGAACAAATAATGACACTGGTATATTAACTGATGGATCGGGTACTATTTTATTAAATGATATTATACCAACGAATGCAGTATTAAAACAAGTTATCCCAGCATGGCGATCAACTATTGAAAGTAATACTATAGCAACAATGGTAGATCTAATGTTTTCAAATAAACCATTTGGTTTAAGATATGATATTGAGTCTAGAACTTGGAAGATAATTTTTGAAGTTAATTTAAATATTTCTAATAATTTT